TGAATACTGCCAAAAGGCAATCTAGGGGCGTGTATAGCTACCTCTAAATGCCCTTCAGCAGTTACAGGGATTTCTTTAGTTAAACCAGTATCAGTTTTTCCGCTGATATTGTTCTCAGGGGCTGAAATACCCACATTAAACCCCCTTATGCTGCTCGGTTAGTGTTTACACAATACTCTACAGTTCCCGCAGTCCATGAAGTACATTTCATGCGCGTAGCGTTAGGTATGAATTCATAGTTACCATCTTGAGAAGTTGTTGCACCTACTAAAGCAGCCGCATCATTGTCAAGCCAGTTACCATTAATTGCAGTCCAAGCATAGCCATCTTTCCAAACTTGTTTGTTTATTTCGTCAAAAGTGTGTTGAACCGTTACTGTCGCAGTGGTTTGAATAATTACACCTAGCGCATTCCCCGCAGAAGCATAAAAATCTAAAGGAATGGTAGGGGTACAAAATACCGCTGTTATACCGACAGTGATGTCAGCAGCCGTAGCACCGTCTGAGGTTACGCTAGAGACTTCTGACCAATAGCCAGTAGCCGTAGCAGTACCCGCGTTAGCACCCGTTACAGAGACCGTTTGAGACTGTCTGTCTTGGTCTTTACCTACAACAGTGAAAGTAACACCTGAATCATTACCAACCGAAGCAATAGTAACCACTTGACCAATTAAGCTGTAAGGTCTACCACTTGAGTCAGAATCACTACGCTCAATTACCGCAACACCGCCAACTACTAAAGCACCGTCTAAAGCGACAGCTTCAGCACCCGCTAGCGTTTGTGCAGCAGCAATACCATCAGCATCTAAACTTCTAGGAAGTGCATATATTCGTACAGGACGCATAATAACCTCCTATTATCGTTCTTTGGCTACAAGTATGTAATCCAGGCTCATTGTTTTAGCAACTGCTTCACCATTCTGAATACCAAAGCTGATAGTCAACTCTTCATCATCAGGAAGGTTAGTAGTAGCAACTTCAAGGTCAGCAACCACGTTATCAGTGAATACTCGAATGTTGCTAGCGCCATCGTAATAGAAAGCAACAACGATATAAGTATCATCTGCAACAGTATCAACCGCTGTAACAGTAGTGGCAGTGCTGTTTTTAATAACTACAAAATCTAGGTTTGCATCGCCATCATCTTTGCGGAAATAAACACCGTCAGTTACCGCTAAAGGGGTAGTGTCAGTGATTTGCAAGCCCATTACAAAATCAGATTGAGTAGCGTCTGAAACTTTGAATCGTGATTTAAACCACAATTTCTTGCCAGACACAAACTTGAAAGACTCACCAACTTTGTTGAAAAAATTATGGTCATTGTCTGCCGCAGCATTTGTAACTAACAAAACACCGCCATCAACATTAGTTAAAGCTCTTGAGCCTGTACCTACTTCTGTTACAGTCCAATCGCCCGCAACATAAGTATCGAAATCATTGAAGTAAGTATGGAACAAAGTAGGGTCTAATTGACCCATAGCGCCCATATCATCGAATTTTTTAGCGTTAGTTACGCCATTTGTAAAATGTGTAGGTTTGGAGTTAATTGCCATTGGTTTTTACCTCGCTTGGCATCGCGTTACTTTATTGTAACAAGGTTAAAAAAGGGGTGAGCCGAAACCCACCCCATGTTTATTAAACAGAAGCACCTGAACCGTAAGCCCATCGTGGGTCTGTAGTACCTACTGAGAAGTAGGTCATACCAACATGACGATAGTTTAGGGTGTTAGTGTCGCTGTTATCACTACGGAAGGTGTGACCCATTCTACGGAAGAATTTGCCGCCATCCATACAATCAGTTGTTACAGTCCATGCACCCGCATCAGAAAGATAAGGGCTTGCAATGATCCCGCTAGGGAATTTGCCGCTTGAACGTAAAGCATTGATTGCATTGTTTGCAGTGTCGTTCTGACCAGTAGATTGAAGAATTCTCATTGCTTCAAACTCTAAATCTACAGGAATCAAAAGACCTTTAGTTTTCAGGTTTACACGATTTCCCGCAGGGTCTTTGTATTTGCTGATAGCGATACAAGCATCTTCTAAAGCTGCTTCTGAAAGCTGAGCATATACTGAACGTCTGTTAGAGAAAGTACCAGTCTTAAGAACGTGGGCAGTGTTAAACAAGCACAAGCCATCGCCTAAAGTTACACCGGTATCATAACCATCATTAACAACGTCATGCGCTACTAATTCTTCAGCTTCTTGCAATGAACGCTCAATCATACGACCAGATTTAGGAATCATCGACTCGTATTGATTGTTCATGATAGCTTCAAAACTGATAGTAGTACCAATAGCGTATACTTTGTTTTGATAGATTGTGGTGTAGAGTTGTTGCTCACCATCAGTAGTGATTTCACTACCTTCAGGCTTAAGAGCAGCACTACGCAGACCCGCCATAGACACATCTACTTCATATGCCTTAGAAGAATCTTCCACTGTTAAGAATTTGCTGTAAAGCGGTGACCAGTTTTTATACTCAGTCTGAGCTACAGCGTTTACACCCTCTTGTAAAAGGCGGGCGATATTGCCTTGATTTGTATTAGCCATTATCTAGCCCTCCTTAAACGCCAGTTCCGACAGCATACCAGTTGGACTCGTTAACAGTAACGCGCCAAATAGCATAATTGCCAAGCTCATTGTCTGGATATGTTGCGAGACCAATAAGACGACACCCGTCACCTGTAGCAGCGTTAGAGCTATCAAGCTCCATAGCTGAGATACCAGTAGCAGTTGAACCAGTTCCAACAACGATGTCACAAAACTCGTTAATGGAAGCTAAAGCAATACTTCCACCTACTGAATCTTCTTGAATCTCGAAAATCATACCTTGTACAGGTACAGCCTGAGCATAACGTAGCGTTGAAGCCTTACGGTACAGAGTAGTAAGGTCTTCGTTTGCGTAGTCAGGCTCGAAACTAACAATAACATAATCAATGTTACCACCGGCAGCAGCCTGAACAACAGGCGGGGTAGTGCCATCAGTGGTAGCGGTTGCAGTCATAACAACACCGTCACCAATAAAGGTGGCTGTGCCATCCGCAGCGGGAATACATACCCGCATTACTTTGCCTTTCCAGTCACCGCCTGTGATTGTTGATACAGGACGAAAACCGAAAGGATTGTCAGCATTTGCCATGCTAAACCTCCATTCTAGGAATTAGTTAATAAAAAAACCCAATCCCAGTTTTCGCCAATATCTTTGAGCTAACTGGTCGAATAAATTAAGCCGATATGTTCAACCGTTTTTATTCTGTAGTGTTGGACATATGTTTCATGCCATCAACACCGAAGCCTTGTGGAGTGTAAGTTTCTACACCTCCGACTTCTTTACTTGCAATGCCTTTAGCAGTATTGCCATAGGATTGCTTTCTAAGTGCATTCTCATTATGCCTTTCCTTTTGAACCTTTGCAATAGTTCCTTTAGGGGCATACATTAAATAAGCTCTAGTTTGTTTACCATCTGCTGCAATACCACAAGGTACTGATGTAAATCCGTCCTGAGTCTTGCTAGCTTCACCTTCTAACGCTTTCTCGAATTCAGAATCATAGATAGAAGTACCTTTCCAAACTTTCCATCCTTTCATCTCATGACGTTGTACAGAACCTTTAGCATCGTTAATGATACAGAAATCAAATTCTTGCTCATGCTTGGCAACAATCGCCTCAAAAGGTAAATTTTGAGACAGCTCGATAGGTCTGCGTACTTCTGATTGTACTTCTGTTGATACGTTTTTATTCTTAGCCATGATTGTCTCCTTAGCTACGGTTTTCTAACATTGTTTTTGCCCAGGCTTGCTTCTCAGGGTCGTTTGAATTTGCCCACTTATTGTATTGAGCTTTTACTTCAGGACTCATTGAGTCAAGACCTTTAACAGCCTTGCCACCCGCACTACCTGAAGGCGTTACGCGATTAACCTTATTCTTAGGCTTCTGAGGTTGGTCACCTACTTTCAGCATTTTAGCCGTTTCTTCAAGGTACATAGCACATTCTGCCTCGGATAATCCACGCCCTGCGCGTCTTTCAGCTTCAATCACCATAGCGTTAAACGTAGCCGCAAAGCCTGATGCAATAGCCGCGTTAAACTGAGGGGCAGCAGGGTTAAGAATAGGGTTTTTAGTCCTATATTCAGCAATAAACTGAGGCTCACCTTGTGCTTGTTGCTCTACCTTACCCTCTTTAAGATTCCTTTCTTGCTCATTTAGCTCGTCATAACGCTCAAAATCTAGCTCTTCCCTTGCCTCTTTCTTGGCTTTCTCGATTTCTTTCAGCATTCTTTCCTTTTCTTCAGCAAAACGCTTTTCCTGCTGAAACATAAAGTCATCAACCTTCTTAGACTTCTCCTTAATCTCTTTCATTTCCTCAATAATCTTACGCTGTTGAGCAAATGCTTTCTTGCCGCGATAGAAATCAGGGTCACCACCGTCCTCTATGTATTGCTCATAGGATTTAAAGCCCTCTAGGCTATCGTCAGATTGTTCTTCCTCGTCTAGCTCTTGGTTATCAGGGTCATCTACATCGACTTCCTGTGGCTCTACAGGCTCTTCTACGTCATCCATTAAGCCTTCACCTTTCATCCTTGCGACCTCTGCTGCAAGTTGTGCGTTAATATCGTTCAATTCTTCGCTCATGCTTCCTCCACTATGGTTAGCACATCATCATCGTTAATTACTCCAAACCAATCACCCACAGGCTGTCTTAAATTATCCTGATGCCTGAATAAGTGAGTAGCATATTTCTTGAATCGAATCTTATCGCCCACCTTGATAGGGCATTTGTTACCGAATCGCTGCATCTGAAAGGCAAACTCGCCAATACTTAACACAGTACCTATGTCAACAGCCCTTTGAGCGATTTCATAAGTCTCATCAGTGTACATATCAATACCTGAACTTGTTTTTCTGTCAATCTGGTCAGGGTGTACAAGTATTCTAAAACCTGTAGCTTGTTCCTTAATCATCATTAAGCTCCTTCAGTAATTCGTAATTGGATAGCATCTGCATAGGCTCACTAGCATGGCGTATAGCTTGCTCAGCACCTAGATTCTGGAATAAACGTCTTAGCGTAAGGTCGTTGCTTGTATCGTTGACAAAGCCGCCTTGTTGCCTAGTTTCTTGAAGTTGCTCAAGGTAAAACTCAAGCGATTTTAGATATGTCTTTGTGATGGGGTCATTCAGCCATATTTCTACTGAATCTTTTAATACTCTCGGATATCTATCTGACATCTCAATCTCCGTTTTTGTGTGTGTTTATCTAACAGGCGTATTATATCTATTTGTTATAAGAATGAAAGGTTTTATTACTTTACACCCTCATCAATAACGAAGGCGGGTATGCTTTCATAGCCCTTGTCTCTAAAGTATTCTAATCTATGGTTTCCATCAAGAATCGTAATGCTACCATTTTTGTTTTTCCTAATCTTTATAGGCGGTATTTCTCCACCTCTTTCTAATTCAGACCAATCATACGCATTCTTACCGCCCGCCAGTTTGGCTTTTGGAAGTATATCAATATCAACATAGCCTGACTTTACTTCACCCTTTCCTCTTCCATAATCTGCCATAATACCTTTTCCTGTATCTTCCAAATCTCTTGCAGAAAAATTGCCATAAGGACTCTCACCAATAGGCTCATCAAATACATCTAAAACAGGTTTTTGACTTTTTCCACGCAAAGACACAGTATAACCTTTTCCTTTTTTTACTATTTTTACTTCATCAGCCATAGAAGGGTTGGTTTTTCCAAATATCCCGCCAAATTGATTGTTATTATGCTCAATATTTCTTTTTAGAGATTTCCTTGCCTCTTCAATGCTACCCCATGTGTGGCTGCTAAACCTCTCTGCAAGCCCTTCAACATTTTCCTGTGTGTATGGTTTATAGCCATCATTTTTGCTGAATGTATCAACACCACGCCTTTTCAACTCTTCCTGTGCTGCTTTAGCTCTAGGGGTGGATGCCATGACTCCACTTTCACCTCTGACTACTAGCTCATCCATGTTTATGCCTTCATCTTTAAGCATATCTTCTAAGTGCTTCATGGGTGGGTAGGCTTTACGCTCTGCCTCAGTCATGTTCATTCTTTCTTGTACTAGACGGGCTTCTGCTTCACCGTAGAGGCGTTGGTATTGCTCATAAGGGTCTTTGTAGTTTTCTTTAACTCTAGCCATTGCCGATTTATAGTCGGAATGTGCTTGCTCTGCACTATATTCTGAAACGGGTCTTTTCTTTATATTATCAAAAATAGGGTATAAATTCTCAAACCGCTTTATTCCTTCAGTCTCTTTTATAATTTCATCAAAAGACATTCCATCCTCAACCATTGCCCTTACTTCAGCCTCGATACCAAGATTTGCCGCTTTTGCGTAATCTCCTAGGTTAGATATATAAAATTCGTCTGGATTCCCACCCCTAGAAAACCCTTCTCTTTCTTGTATGGCGTGTTGAGTTTCGTGAATAGTCACGCTTCTCATGTTATCAGCCTTATTTCCTATCGATATACTTTCTTTTGATGGGTCTGTGCTAGGAGAATATGATGCACCCTTTTGGTCTAAGTTACCTATTCTAGTCCTAATATCACCAATATCTGGATAACCCTCGTAAACATCTTTATTAATTAAAATAGATTTTAAAGGATATTTACTGCCTGACACATCCCGAAGTAAAGACTCCAAATGTTCTGCTTTAGCTTTTCGTATTTCATCAGCCGACCTAGGAGTGTAATCTTCAGGATTTTTCCCTCCTAACTCCCAATCAAGCCTATCTTCAATTAACAAATCATCGTCACTTTTTTTATTCAAATCATCTAGCATTTTCTCAAATTCATCTGCACGATTACTTCTAGTAGGGTGTAAAAATTGAGATTTGCTATCATCAATCTCATAACGCCACTGACCATCTACACCCTGAAACCATCCCGTTTGATAAAAAATATCTTCAGCAGATACGCCTCTTCTAGATAATTCTTCTGCCGCTGCTTGTGCTTCTAAGTCAGCAGTCTTTGACTTTATCCCTGCAAACACACCTCTCTGATTCTTATTCATTCCTTGAGGCACATTACCTAGCTCATAGCTCTTGCCAATCTTTGGAGCAAATCTTAAGCCTGTTAGAGAAGATGCAGCAGTCGGTAATGTCTGAATTGCAGCGCCTAGAAACGGGCTTCTTTCGCCTACATAATCAGCGGACTCAGTAAAGTTTGCTATAGGGTCAAAGCCTGTCTCACTTGCGACATATTGATAAGCCTCTCCAACCTTGTTCATCGCGTTTCCGATGTCTTGCTGAACCATCTTGCCGCCTTGCGATTGAGGCTGAAGGGTTAGCTTATCCCTTACGTTGTTTATAACTTTTGTTGCTTTGTCATGCCCGAAAGGTAAGGCAAGCATTCCTGTATAGCCAGATAAAATATCAGCACCGCCAGAGGTGACCATACTCGCTAGATTCTCAGCTATACCTATCCCTCGATTCTTTAGCTCTTCAAGGGCAAGAAGTGGGGCATAAGGACTACCCACCATTGGCAATCCTTATTAATTCTTCGTTAGATAATTGTGACATCTGCTGTCTTAATTCATCAATCTGACCCTGCTCTGTAATCTGCTGAATCCTTCTCATTGCTTTATCTTCCTCAATGTCAGCTACTTCAGCTAGATTCTTGATAGATTTAGTCAGTGTTTCTACTCTTGAAGCGTCAGCAGTCTCAAGCTCAGCTTGTAATCTAATCACTTGTTGCTTCATGTCTTGTGCTGCTTTCATTTGCTCAATAGCTATCTTCTGCTCTTTGACTCTCATGTCCCTATCCCTGAATTCAGCTTCCATAGCAAGATACTGCATTTGAAGTTGTTGCATAGGGTCTTGAGCATTCGGGTCAGGCTCAGGAAGAATAGACTCGATATCAGGAACACCAATCGCTTCATAGAAATTTTCTAACGCTTCTCTCACATTGTGCATTTGTGGATTTTGCATAGCAGTCTCCAGGACTAGCTGTGCGCGTTGTATTCTCTCGTAATCACTACCTTGAGACATTGATAGCGTAGGCACGATGTCACAATCTCTATAATCCATGTCAGCGGTAATATCAGCATCTTCATCAAGGACTCTTTGGTAATCTTCGTTGTTCCCTGATTCAGCTAGCATCTTGAAGATACATTCAAACTCTTTCTGATAGCCCTGCATCAATCGCCAAATCATCGCGTTAGGTGTTTTCATAGCTTGAGTTAACTTAGCTAGATACATACTTGCAGCTTCACCCGCTTGAGACTCGATACCCTGACCCGCTAAGGATAATCGTCTAGCACTTTCCTCAAGGTGAGTCATTAACTGGAATAAGACAGGGCTAGCACCACTGAAAGGCATCTGCATAACAGACTCTCTCAAAGACATACCGCCTGATACTTGCATCTGCTTAAAGACACCTAATTCTATCTCGAC